GCTAATCTACATTTTGAATATATTGAAAGAAATGAAAGAATAGGAAGTAGTATTAGCAACATCCCAAACAAAGTTTCTAATGTATCAAATACCCCATATACCAACCCAACATATTCTAAAATTAACTCAGTTGGTAGACAATGGATATTTGAATACACTTTAGCATTAGCTAAAGAAATGCTAGGGTATGTAAGAGGTAAATATAGTAATATCCCAATCCCAAATGCTGATGTAACATTAAATCAAAGTGATTTATTAACAGCAGCAACAGCAGAAAAGGGAACTTTAATAGAAAGATTAAGAGGGTATTTTGATGAAACTTCCAGAAAAGCATTATTAGAAAGAAGAGCAAGTGAAGTAGATTTTAAACAAAAAGAATTACAACAAGTTCCTTACACAATTTATATAGGATAATATGGCAATGTTTGGTAGCTTACGAGATGTAAGTTTAATAAGAGGATTAAATCGTGAATTAATGGGTAATATTATTACCCAACAGGCTTCCTTTTACAAATATAAACTTGAAGAAACTAGAACCAATATCTATGGTGAAGCAGCAGGTAATAAATACTTTGATGGTCCATTTATCTTTGATTGTTTAATTAATAGAGGAGATCAAGAATTCCCCGAGGGTGGAGAAGGTATTGGTTTTAACCAACCTATTACTTTTGCATTTTTAAGAGCAGATTTAGTAGATGCTAATTATGTAGCTGAAGTAGGGGATATTATTTTATATCAAGAAGGATATTATGAAGTAGATAGTATTGTAAGCAACCAATACTTTGTAGGTAAAAACCCAGATTACCCAAACAATGAAAATCCTAGAAACCCAGGATTAGAAAACTTTGGAACTAACTTATCTATTATTTGTACTACTCATTATGTGCCTAGCGATAAGTATAATTTATCACCTTATAAAGAAAGATTTTAATTATGGCTGATAAACCTTTAACTAGATCACAAGCATACGAAAGAGCATTTAATAATGCTAATGGGCGGTATCCTGCTGTTCCTAATGCTCCTGTATCTAAAAGAAATTTCAAGCCAAGACCTGAATCACAAGAAGAAATTTCTAGAGGTAAACAAGAACCCTATGAATTAGCTAATTTAACAAATCCTAATGAAGCAGCTAATGCTAATCAAAAGGCAACAAATATAGATTTCAATCGATCTACTAAAATATCATCTAGAGGGGATAGATCAAAATCCTTTTCTATTGGTATTCAAGATTTAGATGAAGCAGTATTTTATTACTTTAATAATGTAATTAAACCTTTTGTTTACCAAAACAACCAACGAGTTCAAGTACCTGTTATATACGCTTCACCTGAAAGATGGAAATCATACCAAAAAGATGGATATTATAGAGATAAAGGAGGTAAAATTATGTTACCTATTATTTATTTATCTCGTAATTCTATATCTAAAGATAGAAGTGTAACAGCTAAAGTTGATTCTAATTCCCCTCATTTGTATGCTAATTTAAAACAAGGGTATAATAGCGCTAATGGATATTCTAATTTTAATGTTTTAAACAATAGAAGACCAGTAGTACAATCCCAAGCAGTTGTAGTTCCTGATTTTGTGACATTACAATATAGTTGTAATATCCAAACTTATTATATGGAACAACTTAATAAAATAGTTGAAGCGGTAGAATATGCTTCTGATTCATATTGGGGTGATCCTGAACGTTTTAAATTTAGAGCATTTATAGACACTATTAATACAGCTACAGAATTAACTGTAGGTCAAGAAAGGCTTGTTAAAGGTAGTTTTGAATTACGATTAAGGGGTCATATCATACCTGAGACACTTCAAAAAGATTTAAATGCTACTAGAAGATTCAATTCTAAAGCTAAAATATCAATCGGCACTGAAGTAGTTTCAAATCTTAATAATTTAAATACATAATTATATATTTATCACTATAAATCAATTTAAAAAATGAGTAAAAAAGTTTTAACAAAGGAAGAGTTAGATACTCTTAAGGGTTTCCAAGAACAAGAAAACAATATAGTTTTTAGTTTTGGTCAAATTGAATATCAAATTGCTAGTTTAGAAACACAAAAAGACGATCTAATCGAAGCTAAGCAAGAGTTTGAACAAAAAAGAATAGAATTTGCTAAAGTTCTAACCGAAAAATATGGAGATGGAAACATCAATTTAGAAAATGGGGAAATCACCCCCACTTCTTAATTTTTCGAAAAGCTCTTTAGTATTTATAACAAAATACAATACTAAACATATTAACCCAAGATGGCAGAAACATTAATATCACCAGGCGTATTAGCAAGGGAAAATGATCAATCATTTATCACTTCTCAACCAGTAACAGTCGGAGCCGCTATTATTGGACCTACCGTAAAAGGCCCTGTTGAAATCCCAACTGTAGTTACTTCATATAGTGATTTTACTAGTCGATTTGGTTCTACTTTGACAAGTGGTAGCCAAACTTATAGTTATTTAACTTCAGTATCGGTAAACAATTACTTCCAAAACGGAGGAGAAAGTTTATTAGTAACTAGAGTTACTTCAGGATCATTTGAACCTGCTGTAAATAGTCCAGTATTATGTAATGTAACACCTGATACAAAAGACGGCCCCTTTGTATTAGAAACATTATCTGAAGGAGAAATTATGAATAACTTACCTAATACTTACGTATTAGATGGTTATGTTTCATCCTCTTATATAGAATCTTTTGCAGAAATATTACCTAATGGTGCTTTAGCTTCAGGTTCATCTGATAATATCCGTTGGGAAATTCCAACAGTTAATACTGAAAGTGGAACGTTTAGTTTATTAATCCGTAGAGGTGACGATAACGATAGAGAAAAAGTAATTTTAGAAACTTACCAAAATTTAAGTTTAGATCCAAATTCATCAAATTACATTGAATCTGTAATTGGTAATTCTAAAAAAGTAATTCGTCAAGACGGAACTGAATATTACATCCAAGATAGTGGATCTTACTCTAACAAATCACGTTACGTAAGAGTAAAACAAGTAAATTATCCAACACCTGATTATTTTGATAACGCTGGAGCTGTAAAATCTGAATATACCTCTTCACTACCAGTTATCCAATCTGGTTCATTCTATGGGGGTCAAGGTAAATTATTCTATGGAGGTGATGCAGCATTTAATGAAAGTATTATTTCAAATGATAATGTACAAGGAATCCAAGCTTCAGATTACAACACAGCTATTGCATTATTAGGAAATAAAGATGAATATCGCTTTAATGTAATTACTGCTCCTGGCTTAACAGCTCAAGATTCTACTTTACAAGTTACTCGTTTAGTTAACTTAGCAATTGCTAGAACTGATTGTTTAGCTGTAGTAGATTTAGTACGTTATGGTGCACAAACTTCAACTGTAACCGAAAAAGGTACTTTATACAATTCAAGCTATGCAGCTACATATTGGCCTTGGGCTCAAGTAATAGATCCAGGAACAGGTAAGCTAATTTGGGTACCAGCTTCTGCGCTTATTCCTGGAGTATATGCGTTTACAGACGCGTCAAGTGATTCTTGGTTCGCACCTGCTGGTTTAACTAGAGGCGGCTTAGATAGCGTTGTTCAAGTAGAAAGAAAATTACCAACAGGTACAAGAGATACATTATACGAAGCTAATATTAACCCATTAGCTACATTCCCACAAGCTGGAGTTGTAGTATTTGGACAAAAAACACTACAGAAAAAATCAAGTGCTTTAGATCGTATTAATGTTCGTAGATTATTAATTTCACTTAAGAGCTATATTTCTCAAATTGCTGATACATTAGTATTTGAACAAAATACAATTGCAACAAGAAATTCATTCTTAAGCCAAGTTAACCCATATCTAGAATCAGTACAACAACGTCAAGGATTGTTTGCTTTTAAAGTAGTAATGGATGATAGTAATAATACAGCAGATGTAGTAGATAGAAATGAGCTAATTGGCCAAATTTACTTACAACCAACTAGAACAGCTGAGTTTATTATTTTAGATTTCAATGTATTACCAACTGGAGCTACATTCCCATCATAAAAAGTTTAGAATAGAATATTTATAATAAAATAAATACACAAAATGGCAATAGCATCAACCAACGAAATGTTCTTTACAGCATTTGAACCTAAACAACAAAATAGGTTTATTATGTACATGGATGGTTTCCCTTCTTATATTGTTAAAGGTGTGAGTGGTATTTCAATTTCACAAGATACAGTAGAATTAAACCACATTAACCTTAAAAGATATGTAAAAGGAAAAACAACATGGGGAACAATTGATTTTACATTATTTGATCCAATCACCCCTTCAGGAGCTCAAGCTGTAATGGAGTGGGTTCGTTTACACCATGAATCAGTAACTGGTAGAAATGGTTACTCTGATTTTTATAAAAAAGATCTAACTTTCAATGTATTAGGTCCTGTAGGTGATACTGTATCAGAATGGATTATCAAAGGTGCTTTAATTACTAGTGCTAATTTTGGTGAGTATAGCTATGATAATGAATCAGCTGCTCAATCAATCACTATGCAAGTACAACCAGATTATTGTGTATTAAACTTTTAAGATTACCCACCCTTATATTTTCCTCCAAAAGGGAGTTTGGCTTTTGTCAAACTCCTTTTTATATTCATATTTATCATAGAATAAAAAGTTATTACAAATAAAGATTATGGCGGAATTTAAATTACCTACTGAAATAGTAAGTTTACCATCTAAAGGGTTATTATATCCTGAAGACAATCCTTTATCTAGTGGTCAAGTTGAAATGAAATATATGACTGCTAAAGAAGAAGATATTTTAACTAACCAATCTTACATTCAAAATGGCACAGTAATTGATAAATTACTCCAATCTTTGATTGTTTCTGAGGTTAATTACAACGATTTACTTATTGGTGATAAAAATGCTTTATTAATTGCATCTAGGATATTAGGGTATGGTGCTGATTATAAATTTACCTATAATGGTCAAGAAGAGGTAGTTGACTTAAATGACTTAAATGAAAAAGAAATAGATGAATCTCTTTACCAAAAAGGTGTAAACAGATTTACTTTTGAACTCCCAAGCACAGGTGCTACTGTTGTATTTCGACTTTTAACTCATGGTGATGAAATTAAAATCCAAAATGAAATTAAAGGTTTACAAAAACTTAATCCTAATGCTTCTCCTGAAGCAACCACTAGATTAAAACATATGATAATCTCAGTAGATGGAAAGGAGGAAAGAAAAGATGTTAGAGACTTTGTTGATAACTACTTACTAGCTCGAGACGCTAGAGCATTTAGAGAATACATTTCCCAAATCCAACCAGACGTAGATTTGACTTTTTTTCCCTCCAGAGGGGAAAGAACAGGTACAATTCCAATTGGGCTTAACTTTTTTTGGCCTGACGTCTAAAAACATTCCTGAATTTAGAGTATCGGTATTTAAACAAATACATGAAATTGTATTCCATGGTCAAGGTGGGTATGATTGGGAAACAGTATATAATATGCCTATTTGGCTTCGTAAATATACTTTTAAAGAAATCAAAGATTATTTTGATGAACAAAATAGTAAAATAGAATCCGCAGGTAAATCTAATAAACAACAAACTTTAATGGATTCTTTAGGTAATGTTAAAAA